AACCCCCATGACTTCATTAATTCTAAAGTCACAAGGGTCGCTTGATGGTGCATAAAGCTTTGTGTGTCATTACATTCTTTAAGAACGTGATGTACAGCTTCTATTACCTCATCTATTTCATATTTCACTGTCTTACTTGGTTTTGTGGTTGTGTTCCATAAAAGTCTTGAAACTTTTTCTCAACATCTTTTCTAAACGCTGGTGACTCTTGATACCTTGGGTCTTTAACTAATTCTTCTAATGCTTCTTTAGTAGTGTTGTCTACTGATTTAACATTATCAGGAGCTGACACATCGGTCTCTCTTAACATACCACGCATCTTTTCTAATATTCCAAAGCCTTCTGCTGTGATTGCTAAACCTTGCAATGTTTCAAATTCTGCTTCATCAAAATTATTTTTAGCCCAAGCTGTAAAATCATTGATACGTTGAGGAGCGTCTTTACCCATACGCTTTATTTCATCTTCAATTGCTGGCTGTGACTCCATTAAACCATTAGCATAGATACCTAAAAGCTCTGTGTGTCTTTCTTGCGATAGTCCAGCTTCAGCAGCCCATTCATTAAAACTAACAAGCATTGGGTCTTCAGCATCTATCTCAGCATCCATACCTTCAGGTAGTTCTACTTTATAACCATCTTCAGGTGAGCCAGTAAATGCTCCTAACTTAGACTCTAGTCCAGCATAAGCTTTAGCTTGGTCAGCTACTGTTTTATATTTACTAGACTTAAACCACTCAGGAGCTTCTCCTTCTCCTTTAACATCTTCTGACATCATCCAGCCTTCACTAACAACCTCTGTAGTTTCAGTAGTCTCAGTTGATTCTGTTGTAGCTTCTGCTTCAGGTGCTACTTCCTGTTCACTTAATATTGTTTCTTCACTCATTCTTTGTCTCCTTGAGGTAAGTAATCGCCATTCTCTCTACGTTTTATGGCATTTTGTATAGTGCGAATCACACTGTTTTGCCCCTCTCTGTAATAACCTTGTTCAGCTGGCTGAGTAGGTACACAAACAGGAGCTTTAATATAACGCTCCTCCCAATGACTTAAAACTTTCTTACCATCAGGAGTTTTAAATAGACGAGCTATCATTGCGTCAAAGTCTTTATCCACTCATCTGCCCCATAACTTGTTGAGCCATTTCAGGGTTCTGAGCTGCTGCTTCTGCTGCTTGAGCCATTGCTGCCTCTTCTTGCATCTGCTGCTTCATAGCTTCCCTTTCTTCTTTATCTCTAACTAAGTCAGGGTCAACACCAAGCAGTTTAGCGATATGCTCTGGGAACGCTTCAAGGTCAAGACCAATTCTTACAGCATCTTCACCAACCATCATTGCAAACTGAACGAACTGAGCGAGCTTATTAACCTCATCCATATCTTGTTGTTGTGCTAGTGGTGAGATAACTTTAATCTCAACTTCTTTGTTTCCTACCTTAATTGGAGCAACTTGTCCGTTACGCTGAAGAATATCAATAGCTCTTTTAACTAGCTTGTTAATAAATTCCATTTGCAATCGACCAAAGGATGAACCAATGTCTGACATAAGCTCTTGCTGTCTAATAGACACTTCAGTAGCTGACTTAGTTGGTCCTTCCATTGGACCAAGCTGGTCATGAAACAATGCTTTCTTAATGTTTTCTCTAAGGTCTTGTAGTATTAACTCACTGACATTAAAGTTACCACCAGACTGTAAAGGCGATAAAGAACCTTCAGCTGCTACTGGTATAACTGCTCCAGACTTAATGTTGACTGTCCAAGGATTAAGAACACCATCATCCACAGCTGTGTACACTCCAACAATCTCTTTCTCAGCATTCTTCAGTACAAACTTAACAACCTCATTAGCTGTCTTGATGTCAGGTAGTGCTGTCATGATAGGACCACGACCATATCTTTCACCAGCCACCTTAGACCAACGAAACACAATCCAAGGCGATACTTCAAAGTAATCCTCAAAGATAACGTGTTTAGTGTTCTCTTCAATAATGACATATTCGTATAGCTTTTTATCTGGATTGTAAACAGTAGCTTCAATGATTGGTACTAACTCATCTGGCTTAGTCTGCATCATTTCCATAACTGCTGTTGAGCATTTGCCTTTCTTCCAAACTTGTTTAATGTTACGAGCTGGATGTGAATGTAACCTAAAGACAGTTTCAATTGTTCCATGAGGGCCATCTTCTACTAACAACTCTTTCAATGGCACAGCTGTAAACTTGAGTAAGTCATCACCTTCACCTTCATCTAACAATAAAGCTCCAGTTCCTACAGCTAAGTCAAGAAATGATTCATGTACTTCAGTTGCTAGGTTTGATTGATTAATATAACTAAACAAAGTATCAGTGACTTGTTCAAGCTGCTTATCTATCTTGCCAGCATACTCATCTGGAATACCAGTACCAGCAGATAGCTTAGCCCACTTCTTAAATGGTGGAACAAGAGTTGATTGTAGTCTTGATGCAAACCTTTGTGTTCCTATCAATGCTGTTGAGTCATATATCTTTGTATTCTTTTTAGAACCTTCAGTGTATTGGTCGAACACCTCTCTTTGAGGTAGAGCGTACTCATAACACTCTTTCCAATGCGACTCCCATGATGAGCGATGTTGTTTAGCTACTTCATATCGTTTCATTAAAGCAGCCACACCCTCTGGGCTTTTCTTATATGTTGGCATAATTTATCCTAATGTGTCTGAAAGTCCTTCTTCAGTGTTACCTTTAGCAATTAGAAGTGATTTACCTCTTCTTCTACGTTTACCAGCTTTAGTTTGGTCTTTTTCAACTTCTTCTTCATACCTTAAAGTTCTATTTCTGTTGGCATCAGCTTTAACTTCTGCTTCAGATTTAACTGGTTTTGCTACTGGGGCTGGTTGTGACTTCTTTTTGCTAAAACCAAATGTTAATTTTTCCTCTAACCATTCTAGGTTGTAACGAGGTAATATATATTTCATGTACTTCTCCTTTGTATATAGTTGTGTAATTGCTTGGGTGTTACGACCCAACCAGCTTTTATGCCTAAGAGCTGCTTACATACTGTTACGCATGTCAAGATTCCCCTAGGTATAAACTTATCTTTAATTGTTTTCTTATATCGAATGACTGTCCAACCAGCTTGTTTAAATATTTGTGGAACATCGTCTTCACTTGTATAAGGGAGAATTGTTATTTCTAAGCATTGCCCTAATGGGTCAACTAAAAACCAATTAAATCCATCCCATTTAAAAGCACAACAATGTCTGAAACCTTTTTGGGTAAATACATCCCAGAAATGTCTGTTGTCTGAATCACCAAAGGCTATGTAATAATCTATTTTCATGCTGTTAACCAACTAATGTTTGCTTGTGGTTGTCCTATTCTTTGTTGTTTACTCTTGTCTCTGTATGCAATAGAGAAATACCTCCACGCATCGCTAAAGTGTGATGTCCAATCATGCAATGGATGTGGTTTATATATTCCTTTCTTCTCATCAAACTCTTTACGGTATCGTCTAAGAGCTTGTAAACCTTGCTTAGTGCTATCCTTTTTAAAGTAGCATTTAGGTAATATAGCTCTAGCAGCATGAATACCATCTTCAATAGTTAATCGTCTGACTACCCTAAAGTGAATACCTAGCTTACGAGCTGTCTCTAATCTTGACTTGCCACTACCAAGCTCTCTGACTTGAATATCATGTGGTGCGTAATGCTCACCTAATACAGCTTGATGTTTAGTTCTCCAATCATGCAGCCAGTTAATATAAAACTGTAGGCCTTCTCCCTGATTCTCATAGCAATCAACGACACGAATCTCCATACCTACTTGCTGTACTAACCAAATAGCAGTGCTGTCTGATATTCCTAAATCCCAGTATGTATCAACAGGAATGTTAGGTTCAACTGCATAGGTAATAATCTGATCATCTGGAATAAATTTAGCAAAGTAAGCACCATCCCTATTAGACAATACCTCTCCTTCCCAGACGTGATTGTATAGGTCAATGTTTTTCTTTTTTAAATACAGCCTTTCCTTGTTTAGCTCATCTGGAAACCATGGATTCTCAGACCAATTAGTCTTCACCACGTATGATTCTGGTGGTGTATTAATCACAAACCTTTGGTAAGTGTCATCCATCTCATCATTAGGATTAAAGCTAATCATGAATTGACTACCCTCTTTTCTGACTGTAGGAATAAGTGTTTCCCAACTAGAGTAAGTCAGCTGGTCTGCTTCTTCGCAGAAACAAATGTCTATACCTTCCATTGATTTAACTTTAGAGATGTTGGACTTGATACCCTCAAAGATAAAGCGTGAACCATTCGTTCCTATAATCTGAGTCCTTTGTACATCAAAGTATTTTTGAAGGCCCATTCTGTCGATTGTGTCAGACAATAACTGTAGGACTGATTCTGATATAGATCTTTGTACTTCTCTCACACAAAGCACTCTCGTTGGCTTCTGCCAAGCTCTTAGCACAAGTATCTGAGCTATACTCCAACTCTTAGCACCACCCCTACCTCCATGGGCCACCAAATAGCGATATTTAGGGTCTAGGAACGGTTCAAACTGTTTCGTTATTTTTAGCTCAATGTTCAATTCGTTGTTCCTGTTCTTCTTCTTCCTGTATTGCTGCATCAACTACAGTAATCACTACATTGTTCTCTTGCTGGCCTGTCTGGTGTAGGTTCACATCCTTAATATCAGCATATCCACGATCCTTCAAAACCATAGGCGCAAACTTATTCAGGACTACTGGGTTTCTATCTTCAAAGACTTGCTTATTAATCTCATCTTCCCAACGATCCTTTAATGCTTCTCTGGCCTGTTCTATTGCTACATCAAAGCTGTCACTTTCTTTTAACCACCTGTAGTAAGTCTGCCTTGTTATATCTACAGCTTTACAGGCTTTACTCACGTTACAATAGCTATTTACGTAAGCATTAACAAACTTAACCTGATTGTCTTTCAATCCATCCCCAATAAGGATGGGTAAT